CGCGTTGCATCTATCTTATTTGACAAGGGGATTATCGATTTAAAGGACAAGGACATAAACGAATTCTTGGTTAAGGTTGAGATTATGTCTCCGATTGCCAAACAGCAAGCGATGGAAGATTTAGAATCTGTGATTCAGGGGGTTCAATTATTGTTCTCTTTGTCGCCGGAAGTTGCAATGAAGGTTTTGAAAATAGAAGAGCTATCAGAGTTTGCAATGAATAAGCTAGGAATTGGTGCAAAGTATATCCGTTCTGAAAAAGAAAGAGAAGAATACGATGCACAACAGGCACAAGCCCAACAAGGGATGATCCAACAGGCGAACAAAGATGAGATTAATGTTTCAAACGCCAAGGAATACGGAAAAGCATTAGCCAAAAAGGAAAATGAATGACAACAGCTTTTGACTGGGGAAAAGATGAAGTTAAAAAACCTGAATCCAAAGACACTGCTTTACTTGACGATTCCTTCCTGATTTTTAAAGACAACAAGATTCTTGAAAGTTGGTTGTATACAATTTTCAATCGACCTACATATAGTGCTGATCATGGCTCTATGTGCTACCTAGAAGGACAAAGAGATGTCGCTAGGGAAATAATAAACAGAATAAAGAGAAGTGAAAAACGGAGGAAGACAAATGCCTAATTTAATGGACGGCGCGCCAGTTGCAGAGCCAAACAAAGATGAAGTGCCAGAAAATATCCAAGTTGATATTTCGGGAAATTCGCAAACAAACCACGAAGGGAAGACTGTTGTTGACACGCCAGCTGGCTTAGACCCAATGCTTTGGGATTCTGAAAAAGGTGTTTTAAAAACAGAGGATATGATAAAAGCTTATCAAGAGCAAAAAGACCTTGCGTTAAAACACCGCAAAACAATATCAAAGGGACTTAATGCACCAGAAAAAGCTGATGATTATATCTTAGAGTTTAAGAGCAAAGCGAAAGATATGCCATTGGGAGATGATGTTGTGAGTGTTATCAAGCGCGTTGCACACGAAAATAGTCTTTCACAAGAGCAAGCCTTGAATGTATTTGATACTTTCTTGGGTGAAATGATTGAGGCTGGAAAGATTGAAGCACCAAAATCAGAAGAAGAAATCTCGGCACAACAAGAAAAATACCTGTTAGAACAAAAGAAAAGCTTGGGTGAAAACGCCGATAAGATGTTAGGGACAATAAAAACCTATGCCGAAACATCTTTGAGACGCGGTCAGTTTTCAGAACAAGAAAGAGACTTATTTCTTGAAACAATCGGAAAGAATGCGGAAACAGTAAAGCTCGGGCTTAAAATGCTTCAACAAATTGGGGAAATGGACATACCCGTTTCTTCTCATCCTGTTGACGGATTGCCAAGCGATAGAGAGATTGCAGACGGAATGAAAGCTGGAAAATATACACAGGTCGAGCTTGAAAAGTTATTTGCGATGCGTGAAAAAGCTGGAAGACCACAAACGCTTTCTGCTGATTTATTTTAATAATGTATTGATTTTATAAAAAAGGTGTGCTATGTATTATGTATGCGTAGCACATTTTTGCTATCCATTGCTTACCGAAAGAAGGTTGCCGTTGATTGTTGGCATAAAAAACAATAAGAATCTTACCCACGAAATAACGGCAGATTATCTCCCGTTAATTTTAAGGCTTAACGAAACGATGAAGCTTTTTAATTAACAATGAACAAAGGAGATAATACATGCCACACAATGTAAGTGCAGTATTTGTATCACAATTTGACGCAGAAGTAAAACAAGCCTATCAAGGAACGCGTCGCCTTGGTGGAACGACTCGGGAACGCAAGGGCGTTGTCGGAAAAACTCATAACTTTCCATTTATCGGAAAAGGATTAGCACAAAAACGGATTCCTCAATCTGATGTTATTCCAATGAATATGCAACACAGTCAAAATCCATGCATCTTGGAAGATTATGTTGCACCTGAATACTCTGACATTTTCAACGAACAGAAAATCAATTTTGATGAACGCGCTGAACTTGTAAAGGGTATTGCAGGAGCTATCGGACGCACACAAGACCAAATCCTTATCAATGGAATGGTTGCCGGTGCAAATACGATTACTATCGCACACGGTGGCGTTGGCTTAACAGTAAGCAAACTTCGTGAGGCATCTCGTTTGTTAAACGAACGCGGTGTTCCATCGGGAGATCGTCATATTGCTATTTCGGCTATTTCCTTAGAATCTTTGCTTGCACAAACAGAGGTTACTTCAACGGATTATAACGGAGTGAAAACTCTTGTTAACGGAGAAGTAAATACTTTCTTAGGTTTCCAATTCCATATGATTGACAATCGTGAAGAAGGTGGATTACCAAAGGATGTCACCAATGTTCGGACTTGCTTAGTATGGCACAAAGAAGCTATTGGATTGGCAGTCGGAATCGACTTTAACACAGAAATCAACTATATCCCAGAAAAGACATCTTGGCTTATTGCTGGAAAATATAGTGCTGGAGCTAAGGTTATCGATTCAGAAGGCGTTTTCAAATTATTTACACAAGAATAAAGGGGGGCTATCATGGCTTTTAATATCAACTATACTGGACCAATTGGTGGTCAATCACGCGCTGGGGTTACAAGTGCACGCTATGTTTACAACAATAAAGATGGCGATGTCGTGACTGCGGCTGGATACTTCGACACATTTTATACACAGTTGCAGGTTTCTGACATCATTGATGTTGTAAACTATACTGCATCTGTTCCAAGTGCTGTCGTTAGCTATATCGTAACGGCATCTGCATCGACTGGTGTTGTTATTTTAGCAATTTAGTATAGGTGTCTTCCTCAGGACCACATACTAAAAGGGGGAGGTTAAAATCTCCCCCCAACACAAAAAAGGGATAACATGGCGACTATTTCTGAAATTAAGAACGCTTCACTTTTAAAACTAGGTGTTAAACCGGTTGATGATTTCTTGGTCGAGACAACAAATGAGGCTAAGATTTGCAATCGGCTTTATCCTCTTTACAAAAGAAATATGTTATCTCGCAGACGCTGGTCGTTTGCAATGAAAAGAATTAAACTTGCCTCGTTCTCGAATGTTGTTGAAGATGAGTTTAAATATGCTTTTGACTTACCGGCTGATTTTATAAACCTTGTTTCTGTGTTCATCGATGATAAATATCAGATAGCCTTCCCAGACTATGAGATGCGCGGAAACAAGATTTATACAAACGAGGGTGTCCTTTTTATCAAATATATTTATGATGCACCAGAGGAGCAGTTTAGCGGTGTTTTTACAGACTTCTTCACGGTGGCATTTGCAAGTGAGATTTGCTGGGTATTAACGGGGGACAAGGTATTGACTGACTTCATTAAGAATCAAGCTTTTGGTGGAGCTTATGACAATATGCGTGGCGGTCTTTTTGGTGTTGCGTCTCTTTCGGATAGCGCACAAAACCCCACAAGACGGATAAACCCTTCAAGCGTATTTACTCGAAGACACGGGGGTATTTAATGCCTTATAAAACAATTCAGAATCGGTTTACAAAAGGAAGTCTAAACCCTAAACTTTTGGGGCGATCTGATATTGATATGTATTATTCATCTGCCCAACAAATGACGAATGTTTCTGTTATCCCATTTGGCGGATTCACAAGACGGCGTGGTTTTGACTTTGTCCTTAATGTTCCAGACGAAATAGAGCAGATATCAGGCTCCAATATAACGGCGTATAATGGCGGGAATCCTGCCTTCTTAGACGATACAAGCCTTGATACATACTTTATTACAAACAATGTGAACACTTGGGTCGGCGATAATATCGTTATGTATGATTTCGGTATAAGTGAAAATGTTCTGCTTTTATCTTTAAATCGCGTTAGTGTTAATTCAAAACAAGCCACGGCAACCCTTGTCAGAGAATCTTTTCCATGGATGACAATGGGAAGTTATGTTTATACCTCTCCTACGGTGGAAATGACAACCACAACAAATCACGACTACACGACTGGGGATATTGTAAAGGTGTATTACGATTATCCTATTTCCGGACAACCATATATTCGTTGGCAAAGCCGAAATTACACAATCACAGTTATCGATGCTGACACTTTTTCCTTTACAGAGGTTGAATGGAATTCGCTCTACAATACAGTTTCAAACGGAATCAAGACAGAGAGGATAGACGCATCGATTGTTAGCGTTAACATGACGGAAACAGGTCAAGGATACGATCCTGCTACTCCGCCTTCTGTCGTTGTGAATGGCGACGGTGCGGGTGCTTTACTTACTGCAAATGTGAATGCCAGCGGGCAGATTTCAGATATAGCCATAGTTAATGGCGGGCAGGATTACACAAACGCTAGTGCCGTGATTGATGCCCCTTATTCTTCTCTTTCTGTTGATGTTGAAGTATCTGTGGACGGAATGTCTTGGACTTTAATTGATACGATAATCGTTGGCGTTGCATCCGACTTTAATATAGATTTGACTGGCTCTTATCGATATGTGCGTTTGAAGAGAACAAACCCCGCAGAAAATCCTTATTTAAGTTTAAGCATTGGGGGAATGTCTACATTCAGAAGGACTGGATCGACTTCTAAAACAAAACTATTTTCTTTTAATGTAAAAGAAGGTTTTGAATATGCTTTATTAGTAAAGAAAAATGAAATCATAATTTATAAAGACGGTATTTTAAAAGCCCGTGTTTCATCTTCTTTTTTATTAGAGAGCTACATAGACGACTTAAAGTTTTCACAATATGCAAACACAGGTATTTTTACGCACGAAGATATGAATCCTCTTAGATTGTTTAGAACTGATGATTCAACATGGTCGTTAACACCAATTGAATTTGACTCTGTCCCTTATTATTATTTTGATGATGTTGAAAAGTTTGACACGCCAGGCTATTCGATTTCTCTTGATAATGCCGAAGGGACTGTCACCGTTACTTCAAGTGGCGCTGTCTTTACAGATAGCCACTTAGGACAGTTTATAGAAGGCAACGGCGGGCGTATGAAAATAACAGAGGTAAAAGTGCAAAAAGCAATAGGATTTTCTATCATCCCTTTTTACACGTCCGGCACTATCAATTCAGGTGATTGGAAGATAACAAACAATTATGAGAAAACATGGTCTGAAACAAGAGGGTATCCTAAAACTTCTGTCTTTTATCAAGGAAGACTTTGGTTTGGGGCAAGCAAGTTTAGACCACAAACGATATGGGGTTCAAAGGTTGATTCGTTTTTTAGCTTTTCCCCTGATGGTGGATATAATAACGATGCGATAGAGGCAACGCTGGATTCGGGACAATTAAATAACATTGTTAACCTATACGCACAAAAGAAGTTATTTGTCTTTACAGAGGGAGGGGAGTATTCTTTCTTTCAAGGGCTGGGGGAGCCTATTACACCGAACAATTTAAGCATATTAAAACAATCATC